CGTTGGGCAGGTTAAACAGCTCAAGTGTTTCAGCCAAGCAAAACTCGCCGGGCTGAAGCATGAACGGCTCATCTTCTGTCCTGTCTGAAATGTCGATGCGAATCAGCTCAGGGCTATAGATGCTCTCGATCATCAAGTGATCGCCTAAGCGCACGTCCAGGCTTGCTGGATTCAACAGCTCTGGGTTGAAGGGAACAACCATGTCACCTTTGCGGCAACGAGCTTGGATCTCCCAGTCACACAGAACCGCCATTCGAGCAATGCAAAACGCAAGTCTACTTAGGTTCTCTTAGAGCGCTCTTTTCGTTGTAATAAGCCCCTTTTTCGTGCATTTCGACCACATCCCGCACCCACGGCACCAGCCAGTCATTGACCCGTGAACACTGATCCCAGTTCACCGGCTTAGCGCACTGCACAACAACAGTGGTCCAGAACGCACTGGTAAACGCCCAGACCCAATAAAACTCAGTCACTAACCAGAATCACCCAGCCGGTTTTTGGCCCTTCAGCTTGCCAGCGTTGATAGAACGCCGCTTGTCTTACACGGACATTGCGTCCCAGGTGCGGGTTGGAGTGGCCACCCTTCTCCATTTCGGGGTAACCACGAGGGTCTTGCATGATCCACTCAGGATCGCTGCTGTTTTTGCCGGCATAGCCGCTGATAACGCTCCAGTGCCCGCAACCCAATGCATTGCACATAGGGGGTTCACCTAAGAGCATGTTGCCTGCATGAAGCCAGCCGACCATGACTGGCCTGCCTGCTTCAAGCTCACGCTCTACTAAGTCAGCGTCACCGTCTTTGCGGAACTCAGCTCTCAAGCCGAGACTGCGCAATGCTGCCAACTGAGCGTCTACCGACGTGCTGTCGCCGTACTTGGCGCGGATGTCGTTGTACTCATCGTCCGTCTTAACGCGCCGATAAAACGCTGCCACCATTGCAGACGCGCTTGAGAAACACTCCCTATAACCCGTGCCAGTCTTGTTGTCCCACTGCCTGAAGTAGGGCATGTAAATCTGCTGGTCATATCCGCTTTCCTTCCACGCTTGAAACCAATCAGCCTCGTTTTCCTCCAGTAATTGCGCTGGCAGCGACTCTTCAAGCTGTTTAATTGCAGCCAGCTGGTGGGGCGTACCACGGAAAAACTGGAAGAACGGCAGCAGGCTTAACACGCCAGTTAAAGCTAGGGCTGGTCTGATATTGCTTGGTCGCAACTGGTCACGCCAGTGCTGTATCCGGCGATGAAAACCAGCATTGAGCTGCAAACCAAAAACGTGACCGCGCTGCCTGCAATAAACCAGCCAGTCGCCGAAAACGCGGATAGCTTCACTTCTCCACACGAGTGTCAGGCAGAAGCAGCTCCTTCAAATGCTTTACAGCAAGATCATCCAGATCGTTGTCAGTACGAGTCACGATCTTTTCAAGCATCGCGACAATCAACTCTTTGAATGCCCTTGAGCGCCACATGGTCATAACCAAGGGCTTGAGTACTAAAAGCATGAGACTGTCTTGAACAGCACTAATACCTTAGTTCCTATTGCTATGTCCTTCCAGTCGCGCTACTGACTGCTCCAGAGTTGCTAGTCGAGCAAAAATTTCTTGATCGCGAGTCCTGATGTCGGCGTGAAGGACATCAAGACGACTGGCTAAGTTGTCTACAGCGGTTGTGAGCCTAATCAGGGAGTCACGTCCTTGCTGGCTTTGACGGCTCATTCCCGTCAGTCCAGCTGAAGCCACGCCGACAGACGCTCCAGCTACTGCAGCCCAGACTTCAACCACCATTCGACCTCTAGCGTCAAACCATCATGGCAGAAAGCAAGGAAGCGCAAGGCCAGGAACAGGAAGACCACAGCAATGGCTGGCTAGGCGACTTTGTCCGCATCACAATCATGCTGTGGGCGATGGCGATTATCACTGCTAATTACGTCGGTTATTTCAAGGGTCAAATCGACGTGACATTCAGTGCATCACTGCTGAGTTCAACCGCGGCCAGTTATGGGTTGACCATGAACAGAACAGGCAAGAAGAAAAAAGATGAAAGCGTTAACCTTGAAAGTAAAAGCACCACTTCCACCACCAAATGAAGAGCACACTTTTGGTATTGGGGATTACTTTGCTCGCTGCCCCTGCCCATGCTGACTTGACTCATCGGCTGAGCAGCAGTGTTCAGCTCGATGTGGGCGCTGCTTCAAGCCGTGCAATTCGCGTGGGTAACAGCTATTCAATTAGCGGCAGCGGAGTCGATACATCGGTCACTGCAGGCGGCAATACCACCGCGGACGCTCTTGGGGGGCTTGGAGCAGCAACAAACGGGGTCAATGCCATCACGATTCCAGACGCAACGCAAAAAACTGCTGGCAACGCTTTTACCTACAGCACTAGCTTCACTCAAGGCGACTTGGTTCCTACGTCAGCTCCAACAGTTGGCGAGGTCCCAGCATTTGGTGATGTGACAAGCACAGCTGCAGGCACTAACACTGGCTTGGCAGGCACTATCACTAGTGCTGGAGCTATCACGATTTCACCAGGCGCAGGCAACACCAGCGCTATCGGTCAAGTGATCAGTGAACTGCAGAGCCGCTAGTGCGCTATTGCTGCTGCTGGCATCACCAGCGGCAGCTGTACCTGTAGTGCCTAATTTCAGCCAAGGTGTCGTCTCGACTCACACAGAGACCAAGACGATCGTGAAAGAGTCAATTGTCTCGGAATCGCACCGCACTGGCTGGGAATACACAGTCAGTGGCACTGGGGTTGAGCCGAGCAGCGGCATTGTGACTCCTGCTGTCAGCGGTACAGGCTTAGACCTTGCCAATCGCAGCAGCTGGGTGCAATCAACTCCAGGCGCTGCCTTTCAGTTTGCTGAGACCTATCAAGGACCTGGCCTAATCGAAAAAGTAATCATTGACAGAGAGACCATTATTGAAAGCGTGACCGACTCCACCAGCACATTCAGCCAATGAGAGCGACAGCAACTGCGCTGCTACTCGGCTTGATATACACGGCACCTGCCGCTGCACAGGTCAGTGCGACTGCATCTCCGGTGAGCAATAGCAGTGGCTCAGTGGTTAATCAGGCTGTGCAGATCACCCCAGGTCAATACCAAAAGTTCAGCTTCGGCTCTGGCATTCAGTGCGACGGAGCAACGCTAAATATTTCACCCTTCGTGTCTGGTGTTCACTCTTGGGGTAGGCCCAACAATGAATACTATGAAGAGCCGGTTTACGACAACAGCGACAATTACGGCTTGATTGACCCAGAGACAGGCTTGGACGGGCCGGATGGAATCCCCGATTCTCCAGGCCGAGTCCTCTTCATGAAGCCAATGAGGACGGGCTATCGCAGCAACTTCAGCAACAATTTTGGGATCACGGCGACTATATCTGTGCCGCTAGATCGTCGGGCTATAAACATGTGCTTGAAAGCAGCAGAGAAACAGGTTGCTCTTTACGAGCAGAGCCTTGCTGACAAGCGGCTCAACTACGAGATGGGTCGGCTCAAAGCGTGCTCGCAGGCCCTGCGCGAGGGTTACGGCTTCTCTAACAACAGCCCGTTCAAGGCTATTTGTGCAGATGTAGTGCTGAAGCCAATCCCAGTCGAGGATCACACTCACGCCATCACTTACCCACAGCCCGACGTAAAGCCATTAGTGCGCGATTCCGATCTCGTTGCGCCAGGATCCGCTCCCGTAAAGATACCGGTTTCTCCTTTTTCAAAAGAAGCTTCTTCACGACCTTCTTCGTGATTGGCTTGACCAGCTTCTGCAGCACTGATGC